CTCCCGTTACTATTTCAAGTTTGACAAGAATAGGGAATATTGCTTATGCCGTTACTGCTAGCAATCATGATTTGACACAAGGATATCAACTAATAGTTACGATAAATGGAGCAACACAATCTGAATATAATGGAGATCATCCATTGTTAACAGTGCCAAATAGAAGGAATTTTACTTATTCGGTAACGGGATCTCCTGTAACTCCAGCAACAGGAAGCCCTAAAATGATTTTTAATTTACCAGATGGATATAACGGATTACATCAAATAGTTGTAACAGATACGACACATTTTACGTATCAAATTACAAGCGTTCCAGAAAGTCCAGCACAAGGAACAATTGTGGTAAGGAAAGGGATTAGAATATCAGATTGTATAAGTTTGGATAGAGCAGTTTCTAGCTATACCAAAATGGCATCGAACAAGTTGTGGGCATTTGTTGTTTTAGGAGGACATTCGGCTAGTAAGGATAGGCGCGTAAATGCGGATGCTAATTATGCATATACATCCGGGTCACAACAATTTATACAATTTGTTGTTCAACCATTTAGCATTTATGTGTTTTCTGAATCAACTAGTTCTATTGCAGGAATGCCACAAAGAAATTTAATGGAAGATGTGGCAGTTTATATTTTTAAATCTCTTTTGAGATTTGTGCCAACCCCGATTTTTTATGCACAAGGTAATTTCGGGACAATTTTTACGGGACACGATGTTGCATATTACGATGGAGCTATTTATGCGCATGAGTTTAAATTCGAGACACAATATTATTTAAATTATCAAGACACTATTGAAGAAACGGCAAATGTTGCATTTAGGGATATTAGGCTCGAATTTACAAATTATTTAAATCAACAAGGTGGAATCGTTATGAACACTAATGATGATTTAGACAATGTACCATTATAAATACTGCGGGGTGGAGCAGCTTGGTAGCTTGTCGGGCTCATAATCCGAAGGTCGTAGGTTCAAATCCTACCCCCGCTACCAATTTTTTAAAAAAAATGAGGTTAAAAAAATGACAATTAAAGTACCGGCAGTAACAATAAATATAATTCCCGCTTATCAAAAAGAACAAAATGATGAGCAACGAATATTATTTGTTGGGCAAAAAATCGCGAGTGGTACGGCAACTCCTGGCGTCCTTTATGACAATTTAGATAACGCAAATGGACAGGATCCATTATTTGGCAAAACATCAATGTTGGCTGGAATGGTGCGTGCAGCAAAAGCCATCAACAAAGTTAGCAGAATGGACGCCATACCTCTTTCGGATGATGGATCAGCAGCTGCAGCAACCGGAACAATTGCTTTTTCTGGAACGGCAACCGCAAATGGTACTATTTTCGTAACAATTGGGTCTGTCGTAAACCATACTTACGAATTAGATTGCGTGACCACATCCAGCACTGCTACCACTATCGGAGACGCTTTGGTGGCAGCCATTACGGCTGATACGACCACAACCGTTACTGCGGTTAACACTACTGGTTCAGTAGTTTTAACGGCAATAAATAAAGGTCTAGAAGGGAATAAAATTAGTTTGGTTGTTTCTGGAACAGTGGCTGGAATAACCTATACAAACAGTGGAATGTCTGGTGGAGCGACTAATCCATCGTTAACCAATTTGTTTAATGTTATTGGCGGGATTCGTTATCAAACCATTGTTTTCCCATCTACTTATACCGTTACTTCATTGGTATCTTTATTAAATGGAAGATTCAATGTTGACAATAATATTTTAGATGGTATTGGCTTAATTTCATATACCGATACTGCTGCTAATTTAATAACTATGGGGAATGCTCAAAATACTCAAAATTTTGCCATTCATGGAAATAAAATAGTAAGTGAAAGTTTTTATAAAGGATCAGCTATTCTTGAATTAGATGCGGTTATTGCTTCTGAAATTGCAGCCATTCGCGCTTTACGTTTAACTGATGGTGCGGATATTTCACAATATGTTTTTAGCGCTAATGGTAATCTTGATAATTTCGGAGGAATAGCAATATCTAGCTTGCCTTATTTTAATACAACTTTTTATAACTTATTTCCAATGTTCATAGGTAGGGAATTTACTGATGCTGAAATTATAAGCTTGAAAGATGCTGGAGTTTTTGTCTTAGGAAACAATAGAACTAGAACTAATATAATAGCCGGTGAAGTGATGACCACTTATAAAACTGATGCGGCAAGTAATGAAGATGTTAGTTTTAAATATATGGAATATGTGGATACTTCCTCAAATATTCGTGAATATATTTATAATAATTTAAAAACAAGATTTGCTAATAGTCGATTAACAAATGGGGACGTAATACCTAATCGCATTATGGCTAATAAACAAATAATAGCTGCTTATTTGATTGGTTTATATAATGATTTGGCAACTATTTATGTGTTAACCCAAGCGGGAGAAGATGCTCGTAATTTCTTTATTCAAAACCTATCAATCACTTTAGATTTGGCTGCTGGTAAGATTACGATAGCAATGATTACACCTATCGTTACGCAATTGCGCGAAATTAATGCGGCAATGCAAATTGCATTTTCAACAAATTCATAATATATAAAGGTGCATAAAAATGACCGCTATTTCAACCCCAACGATTACCATTAATAATCAAGTTATTAATATACTTCCTAATTCCTGCACTTATGATGAAGGTGGTGGTGAACAAACCATCAGAACTCAATCTGCAGGTGGTGGTATTGTTAGCAATATTTTTGCGGATAATGCTGAGACAAAATTTTCTACAGTTAAATTTACCATGATAAATATACCAGATAATATTGCTCAAGCAAGAATTTGGAAATTTAATGGTAATGCTAATGCTATAACTATTACTTCCGATGGATTGGCAAGAAATTTTTCAGCCATGGCATTAACCAATAATTACGAAGTAAAATTAGCAGCTACGGATGGTGGGTTTGAATTAGAATTCAAAGGTACATCTGCCGTCTAATTAATTAAAAAACAAATAAAAATATCATGTCTTCTCCCAAAAAAGAATTTGAATTTATTTTACAAGAGGACTTGCAATATGCCGATGGAACGGGTGGATTTGCTAAAGCAAAAAAAATGCTTTTACGTGCGCCTTCTACCAAACAAAAAAAATATAGCATTAAACTGCGTCAAGGATTTATGCAAGCCGTTAAAAGCAATGTTGATACATTTAGCAAATCTAAAAACACCGCCAAAACCTCATCCTCTCATGAAGAAATGAAGGGGGAGGAAATCCTTGGATTAATGTTAATGTCTGATGTTGATATGGTGGGGTTTTGCGATACTTTCAAAGATTTATTAATTGATGGTTGCTGTTTGGTTGACGGCAAAATTGTTTTAACATTGTCCTTATATGAAGGATTGAGTGACGAAGAAACATCACGGTTAATGGGGGAATATATAGCAAATTTTTTGATACCATCCTTGATGAAACAACAGAAGGAAAGCTAAATTATATCATTGCTAATTTAATGGTGTTTTACAAAGGGGCTTTATCATATAAAGAATTGAAGGAAATGCCTATCCCCGAAATCCTGGAGTGGCAAGAGCACGCCAATAGAATCAACCAAGAAATACAAAGAGCGAGCAAAAAAAATGGCTGAATTCAACATTGAATACATAATCCGAGCCATTGATAAGTTTAGCCCGGTAATCGAAAAATTACAAAAAGATTTAGCAAAAACTGAGGCTAAAACCCAAACTCTAAATGGCAGGATAAAATCTCTCGCAACATCTTCTTTCCAAACCGGCAAAGCATTATTTACCCGATTAACTATTCCCATTTTAGGTTTGGCTGCCTATGCAATTAAAACGGCTACTAATTTTGAAGAGATGAAAATTAGTTTAGAAGCAGTAACCGGATCGGCAGCAAATGCAGCTAAAATTTTTGATATAATTAGAAAGCAAAGCATGATAACTCCTTTAGCTCCTGAAGCATTAACACAGGCAGCAATAAAATTACGTAACTTAGGCGTTCCTTTAAAAGATTTGCCAAAGACATTAAGTAAATTTTCAACTTTGGCGTTGGGTTCAGGGACAGATGCATCAATGTTGGTGACAAAATTCGGGAAAGCTTTTTTAGGAATGAATACTGATTTACGCGCCGTAACAAGAATAAGCAAAGACCTTCCTATCGCTGAAGCTATTCAAAAGGTTTTAGGATTAAGTGACAAAGCCTTTGCATCAATAAAAAAACAAAAAGGAGTAATGATTTCGGCGGCAACCATGCAAAAAGCCATTAATTATCTAACGCAACAAGGTAGCAGCTTTTATGATGCAGCAACAAAAAGGGCAAATTCATTGCCAGCAGTATTAAAGGAAATACATAGTGCGATGCGTTCTTATGTGGATGATGTTTTGGAATCCCTTGGTGGAAATTAACAATTGGCTAATGTATTGATAAAAAT